CCGCTTGAGGCTTTGACCTCAACGCCCGATCTGACGCCATCAGGTGAAGTCATCCGTGACATTGTGGAACCGGTGCCGGTTGCTGACTACCACGCGTTGCAGAACAAGGCGACGGGTGGTCTTCTCAACGTCCGGCCAGTCGGCAAGACGTATGCGCTTGTACCGCATGACCTGCTATTTAAGGCGCAGGCTGAACAACTGGCCGCGTCCGACCTGCCGCTTGATAATGTGGAAGTCGTAGACAGGATATATGAAGAAGGGGCGCGGGTACATCGCACCATCTACTTCCATGATCTGCAGGATTTGACCACGACGCGGGACGGTAAACAAGACGCCGTCAGGTGTCGCATGGACATCTTCAACAGCGTCGACATGTCTTGGGCCTTACAGATATTCAGCGGGGCTTATCGTGATCTCTGCCGCAATACTTTAGTATTCGGCGGGGAAAAGGCATACCACCAGAAGCGCATCCACAAGGGGGCCGTATCGCCAGAAGCCATGATCGGAAAGGCGACGATGGGTCTGGAAATGTGGCAGGGCCAAAAGGAGCAGATGCGCTTGTGGCGTAATGCGCCGCTAACCGAGAAGCAGTTTGCCGACATCCTCAAGGAAACGCTTTGCAAGAAAAACACGGCAGCAGCGCGTGTCGATGAAAACCTAGCGGTTAACGAAAGGCGACTCAATTGGATGCTGGAGCGGTTCAAGGAAGAAAAAGCCGAATTGGGGCAAACGCTCTGGGCCGGTTATAATGCTCTAACGCATTGGGCAACCCATCTGCCTGATGCAACAAACGCTGGCCGCAACGAACGCAAAAGATACCAGCGCAACGATCAGGTCCGGCAGATAGTGGACGGGTCATCTTGGCGGCATCTTGAAGGATTGGCGGCATAGTGTGGAAGCATTATACGTCATTTACCGCACCGTTACTGTGGTGCTTCTCTGCCTATTAATCTGGGCATTTTTCATAGTCTGACAATCGGAAGAAAGGAACCGTTATGTCTTCAACCAAAATCTACACACCCGAATTAATCGCCTCATTGAAAAAGCTTGGCGACAATTTCGAGGCGGCCATCCGTGCTGATGAGCGCCAGCGTTTACTTGCCAAGTTTAGGCAGGAATTCCCCGTGACTGGTGCAAGCACAGATATGCACGGCGAACCACTGGCGGAAGAATTCAGGCCGCAGCCGAAGCGGAAGAACAAGCCAGCAACCCGTGCAAAGTTATTTCGCAGTAATAGCAAGCGGGGCAGGGTTTACCGCGAACTTGCATCGTCAACGCTGGGCTTGAACTCGCGCACCCTGATGGCACGCACCGGTTTATCCCTGCATGGTGTCCACTGCGCGATTAGCTCATTGCGTACCGAGTTTAAGGTGCCCATTGTTAGCTATCGCAAGGCGGGTTGGATCAGGCCAAAATATAAGATTGCCTCCGCTGCCTAACCTGTGCTTATAATGTGGGGCGGGTCGTTGTTGACTCGCCCCAACGCTTAACAGAAGGATAGGAAATCATGGAACTCTCAATATTTGCACACGCTAAGGATACCGTTTCTCCTGCCAACAAGGGCAATGCCAAGGTTGTGTTGGAAACCACCCACCACAAAACTTTTAAGGTTGTGAAGCTCACCGGCTCGGACCAGTACGGCAACCCCATCAAGGTCAAGGTCTTCATGGATTCAAAGCAGCCGGTTAAGAAGGTTACAACTTACACCTCCGACCACCCTAAGCATAAGTAACTAGTTACCCTGCGCGGGGGGCTAATACCGCGCTTTCCTCCCTCAACTTGCCCCCGTCCTTTGTGGCGGGGGTCTTTTTTGTGGCCCATCGTGTTTAATGCGCGGTGGGCTTTGTTATTGCTGGGGAAACTGGCGGCTAAGGGTGTGCCTTGTTGTGTGTATATTAGGCACCGGCAGGGCAACCAAAAATTAACCGGCATGACAAATCGAACAACACGGGCGCGCGCGCAGGCTTGCATATGTGGTTGCTGGGACTGGTTGCCGGGGTTGGTCAGCCTGCAGGGACCGCGACCACCTCGGCGAGGTGACATATCAAGATAAAAATTGTGCCGTGCGGGCGTACGCAAGGGCCACCCCACCCCCATGGCATTTGCTATGCAATCCCGACAGCATTTTTGGTATTTTAGGTTACCTGTATGGTATTCCCGCGAACCCGTTAGGTACCTATAGGGGAACCCACCCTTCCTTACTGGGCCTCTTTTGGAGGAAAGGGGGGGTACATGGGTGTATCCCCGGCGGGCTTAACGCCAGTGTACAGTTAAATTTCGCATTTGTCAACCTTTTTCTCAACTTTTAGGTTGACAGGATGGGTAACTAACCCTAAACTAATGGGTTGCAAGGAGAATTTCCCATGTTCACAGCGATTGTATTCGCCTGTTGGCTTCACAGCCCCAACGATTGCACACAATTCATCGACAAACAGGGTCCGTACAAGACACAGGGTGAGTGTGCGACCCGCGTAATTAGCATGATCAAAGAAATACGCAACATAACACCCGGAAAAATCATCGTAGGTGTTGACTGTATTGTAGTTGCACAGGAATCCACGTAAGCCATGAACCTGTTACCCCAGCAAAACAACCGCAAACCCGCCCTCACAGATAAACAGGAAGCCTTTCTAGATGCCCTGTTCGACAATGGGGGCAACGTACGTGCTGCAGCAGAGGTTGCTGGCTACGCAGAAGGCTCTATCAAGTGGCTCAAAGACCGTTTAGCCGACGAAATCATTGATCGCACCAAAACCGTGTTGGCGGGACAGTCCCTCAAAGCCGCGAACAAGCTGGTTAGCCTTGTGGATGCCCCGGATATCGAACGTGGGGACGACTTACGTATGAAAGCAGCCGAATCCATCCTCAATCGGGTGGGTCTCGGCAGACAGGAGACAATGAACCACAATGTCGCGGCGGTTCACGGCGTTGTCCTGCTGCCCCCTAAGAAAGAAGTGATTATAGATGGCTAGTAAGCCACGCAAACGCGTCCTAGTCCCCCCTGACCCGGCGACTGTGGATAAGCCGCGAACTCGCGGCAGACCTAAGAAAGACCCGAACCAGCCCAAAGCTGAGTATAAGCTCAGTGACAGGGAGCGGGCACGACGTTCCGTCCAGATGCGTCTTCGTAACGCGAAGAAGTCGGCAGCTACCCAGCAACAAAAGGCCGAATATAAGAAAAAGAAAGTCAAAAAGCTAACAGAGTCAGCAGATAAGATAGAGAAGACATTAAAAGGTGAAAAGACTAGAGTCATTGATCAAGGCGATCTTACAAATCTTCCGGAATCAGTGGGAGACCTTGTGGATGGCAGTCCAGTTATCTTCAAGCCGAATCCGGGACCACAAGAAGAGTTTCTTAGCGCGGGTGAAAGAGATGTACTCTACGGCGGCGCAGCCGGGGGCGGTAAATCTTTCGCTCTCTTGGCCGATCCTTTGCGCTACTGTCACAACCCTGATCATCGTGGGCTTCTTCTTAGGCGTACTCTCGACGAACTAACAGAACTTATAGATAAAGCAAAGCAATTATACCCAAAAGCATTTCCGGGGGCCACGTTCCGAGAGTCCAAGTCCACATGGGTCTTTCCTTCTGGTGCGACCATGTGGTTTACTTATCTTGACAGGGACAAGGACGTGACCCGCTTTCAGGGTCAGGCATTCAACTGGATTGGCATCGATGAAATTACACAGTACCCCACACCTTATGTCTGGGATTACCTGCGTTCTCGCCTTCGTTCTACTGATCCTGAACTCCAGCAACAGTTGTGCATGCGCTGCACAGCCAACCCCGGAGGAGTGGGTGGTTGGTGGGTCAAGAAGATGTACATTGACCACCGCGAATCAAATAAGCCTTTTGGTGCCTACGATTTAGAGTCTGGAAAAGAATTCGTGTGGCCGGATGGCCACGAAAAAGCAGGTCAGCCGCTGTTCTATCGCAAGTTTGTTCCTGCACGGTTGACCGATAATCCCTACCTGATGGCAGACGGCCAATACGAGGCTATGCTCAGGTCGCTCCCGGATGTCGAGCGTAGACGACTCCTCGAAGGGGATTGGGACGTGGCGGAGGGAGCGGCCTTCCCCGAATTTTCACGAGTGCGTCATGTGGTCGAACATTTTGAGCTTCCAACCAACTGGCCGCGTATACGAGCGGCGGACTACGGCTATGCAAGTCCTTCGTGCGTTTTGTGGGGGGCTATTGACTGGGATAATAATATCTGGATTTATCGCGAATTATATGCAAAACACTTGACAGCAGAGCAACTAGCTGATAAGATATTAGAAGCGGAAGAGTTAGACCCACTACCACACTATACAGTTCTAGACTCTTCCTGCTGGAACAAGACTGGCTTCGGCCCGTCCATTGCAGAGACAATGATGCGGGCTGGTGTTAGGTGGACTCCCTCAGACCGCAACCGTCTTCAAGGAAAAATGGAACTACACAGGCGGCTTGCTGACGACCCCTACACCAACGAACCACGTCTTCGAATATTCTCTACGTGCAAGCACACCATAGCGCAGCTATCAGGCATACCTCTCTCCAAAACCAACAGTGAAGATGTAGACACAAAGGCAGAGGATCATGCGTACGATGCGTTGCGCTACATGGTGATGACGCGCACGTCGGGGTATCAGGCTATACACAAAACACTTCAAGGCATCAAGGATCAGGCGTTCAAGCCCTTTGATGCTACATTTGGTTACTGATGGCAGAACTCGATCCAAAGACCGCGACGATTCGCGAGGTTGCACAGGCGTACGCCACGAAGAATAAACGTGGGGACGCTTTTGTCACATCCTCAGTGCAGTTTTTCAAG